GGCGGTCTCGACCTCGTAGCGATACCAGACCTGACCCAGGCCGACGACGAGGTAATCGCCCACGGCCTGCCGTGTAACCTCGGGATACGTCGACTCGTCGTCGTCCTCGCAGTCGTTGTTCAGCATCCGCTGCAGGATGTTGCCCGCGACCCGGCTCTGGTCGTCCTCGGCGTCCTTGTGGGTGTTCGACACGTCGACATTCGGCGGCTTGGCGTAGAGGCTGGCCTTCAGCACCTCGATGTTCGACCAGAACAGGTTGAACTTGGAGTCGGCGTTGTCGTAGGCGGCCCCGTCCCGCTCATCGAGGTACTTGGCGTTGATCTTCTTGCCCAGGCGGTGGAACTTCGCAAGCTCCTTCTTCGCAGCCTGAAGCTCCCGCTCCCAGCGCACCGCCATCTCGGCCGGGCTCTTGCCCTTGACCTGCTCGGCCACCAGGGTCTGGTCGCCCGGTTTTGCGACCTCCTTGGTGTCGGTGTACTCCTTGCCATCGCCCTTGCCGACCGGATTTTCGTCACTGGTAGTCGGCTTTCCGGGCATGGCGGGGGGCTGGGGTGGGTAGGTAGCCATCAGGCAAGCCTTCCAGGGGTCGTGTGGATGCCCACGGTCTCGTGAAGCTGGTCGAGTGTAAACGTCCGGTTGAGCGGCGGGACGATGATCGTCTTCGGCTCGGGCGGGGCGGGCATAAGCTCCAGCTTCGCCGCGCCCTCCATGAAGGCGTCGGCCGGGTGGCTCGACCAGTCGTGCCGGGGCTCGGCCTTGAAGGTCTTGGTCTCCTCGTCGTACTCGTAGGAGTACGTCCTGAGGGCCATCAGGAAGGGCTTGCAGGCGTCGTTGTTGCTGATCCTGAGCCGCCGCAGCATCAGCCGCCCGGCGTTGATCGAGTCGCTCTTCTTCCGCTGCTCGTTGACGCTGATCTTGCAGCCCTCCCAGGGGAGGTCGAGGAGGAAGGTCTCGACTGCGCTGCGCTTGGAGGCGAAGGTCTTGGCCTTGGCGTCGTGCGGCAGCAGCAGCCGGTCGGCCCGGGGCTGGGCACGCAGCCTGGGTATCCACTCCTCGGCGTCGAGGCCGCTGGCGTCGTCGTAGTGGAATATCTCGTAGCCGCCGCGCATCCTGCGCCACCAGACCCAGGCCGCCTTGTCGCGGTAGCCGATGTCGGAGGTGACGATGATCTCGCTCGCGCCGTCGTCGCGGAGGTCGAGCGGGCAGATGCGGCCCTGCTTCTCCATCTGCTCGACGTAGCGGCCGAATATCGCGCCGACGTTGGCCGCACTGAAGTCGCAGTCGTACTCCTGGCGGTATAGCTCGTCGGGCATCTCGGCCCGCTCCTCGGCCAGCACCCACTCGGGGATGTGCTTGGTCTGGCCGACGCCGAGGTGCGAGTGGTACCAGTGGTCGCTGGAACGGGCCAACTGGATCAGGTCGTGGAACCAGTTGTAGCCCCGGGGTGTAGAGATGAACGCCGCCCAGCCGCCGTTGCCCGCCAGCATCGGCCGGAACATGCTCCAGGCTCTCGGGTCACTGAGCGCCGCCTCCGACATCACGATGCCGAACGGGTTGGAGCCGACCAAGCTGTCGTAGTAGTCCGAGCCCACCAGTTGCCAGATCGCGCCGCTCTTGAGCGTGACCTTCATCTCGGTCTTGTTGGTGTCCTCCCGCAAAGCCTTGGGAAACACCACGTCGAGCGTCTTCCTGCCCTCGTTGTCGAAGCCGTCCCAGACCACCTTCCTGGCGTGCTTGTGGGTCGGCAGCATGTGGAAGTACATGCCTGGGCGTTCAAACGACGCCTTGGCCGTCTGGTGCAGCATGGTCAAGTCCTTGCCGTACCGCCGGGGCCAGCAGCAGGCCGCACGCAGCCCGCCGTTGTCGAAGTAGCCCATCAGGTCGTCCTGGGGCGGCCGGGGGCTGAAGCCGTTGGGCAGGGCGATCTTGCGGTCAGCCATCACCGCTTCCCGACCAGCATCCAGATGAGCAGGGCCACCACCAGCATGACCAGCAGGAAGCCGAACCAGCCCACGTCACGGCCGCCCCGAGTGCATCGACAGGGTGAAGCTCCGGGCTGCATCCCAGATGCGCTGGCACTGCTCGTGCTGCTGCCGCTTCGTCAGGTCGCCGTCGAAGCGGAGCTTGACGATCACGTCCTCGTACAGGTCGTACTGCGCCTCCCTGGCCGACTGGGCGGGCTCGCCCTGGTGCGCTGTAGCCCAGGGCGACGACGCCGTTTCGTCACTGGTGATCGTGCCCAGGTGCTGCCGCGCCAGCAGGGCAGGATGGTCGGCGCTCATGCCAGCCCCACCCACATGCCCGGCCACGCAGCGCCAGCGTCGAGCAGCCGGCCGACCTGGGCACCGATGACCTCGTCGGGCTGGCGGTGCCACGTCAGGCCGTGGTCGAGCCGCACGAGGCCGCAGTGCGCCAGCACGGCAGCGTCGAGCGTGCGGTACTGCAGCGCCTCGTGCAGCGCCTCGCTGCCGCCGCACACGTCCAGCACCAGCAGCGTGCCGCCGGGGCGCAGCGCCGAGTAGGCGACCGCCAGCATCGCGGGCACGTCGTCCACATGGTGCAGGCTGTAGCCCAGGACTACGAGGTCGTAGCCGTTGCCTGGGTGCCTGCCGCCCCACGAGATCGGGTCGCGCATGTCGGCCAGCACCAGCCTGCCTGGGCAGACGCGCCGGGCTAGCTGGGCCATCGACTGGTTGACCAGGGTCACCTCGACGTTGGGCATGGCGTCGACCCAGTGCCGCTCCATGCCGCCGACGCCGCAGCCCAGCGACAGGACCGAGCCGTCGATGGGCAGGAAGACGTGCTGCAGCACCGCCTGAGCGTGTAAACGCTCGTCGGGGTCGAGCATGAACAACTGGAAGACCGTGCGGCCCTGGGCCAGCAGCGAGTCGGTCACCCGGCCGACCAGCACGTCGTCGCCATAGGCCGGATGGTCCTCCAGGGGCCAACTACCCGTAACGAAAGGCCGCGCCTTGGCGGGTGATGCCTGGGGCTCAGTCGGGGTCACTGGCTGGCTCCTGGGGCTTCTGCTGGCCCGACTTGTTGATGATGACCGTCAGCGGGCCGCCGCCGTCGCCTGTGATCTCGGCGCGGCTCAACTTCGGCGAGGCAAACTCGGCCAGCCCCTCCAGGCGCATGAGAGCGCCGCCAGGGTCTGGCGCACGGCCTGGGATCGTCTTGCCGTTTACACGTCGACTCTTGGTGCCCTCGGCGACCTGGGCGAGCCACTTGGCGACGTTGTCGGCGTTGTCCTCCAGCAGCCGCTGCACGGTCTCGCGGAAGGCGACCGTGACCTTGTTGGGCGTGCCCTTCTTCCTGCCGCTCTCGGGCTGCGTCAGCCGCCCACGCGGCCTGTCCTTGCCTACTTTTGGTTGGGGGGTGTCCATGGCCCGGCACTGTACTCCCATCCAGGCCGCCAACTGACCCGTTCTGCCTCTACGCCCGGTAAACCGGCCGCCGGAACGGGTGGAACGGTTCGCCGCGCCTTGGCGGATGCTCTGATTCGCTACCAGCCGCTCCCACTCCTTTATCTCTCACATAACTAGGTTGAAATGACCCGTTCTGGGCCGTCCTGCCGGGCGTAGAAGCCCCTCGCCCGGCCCGTCCCGGCCACCCGTCCTGGCCCGCCCTGGCCCGTCCCGCCGTTGTATTTTCGTTCGACCCCGACAGACGGTAGCCTGAGGCTCCAAAAATCACTAGAATTCAAGCTTGACAGCCACCCACCAAAACGGAGTTTTGAACATGAACAGCCAGACCAGCCAGCAAGCAGCGTTCGTCGGCCCCCTGCCCCAGGTGAAGAAGGGCCGCCCGGCCAAGCACGGCTCTGCCGCCGAGCGCCAGAAGGCTTGGCGTGCCGCCAACGCCGTGAAGACGATCCGCATCGACGGCAAGGCGGCGGCGACCATCGAGCGCCTCGCTGAAGCCTTCGACTGCGACCAGACCCACGTCGTCAACAACCTCGTCCGATTCGCCCTGGCGAACCGCAACTGGGCCACGATGGGCATCGGCGGCTGGGACATCAGCGACAAGCGCCATGCCGGTGGCAAGCGCGCTGCCCCGGTCCTCGACACCACCGCCCTCGACGCTGAATTCCCCCTCGTTTAAACCTCAACCTACACCCCAGGAGCCACCACCATGAACGCCTCCCAAGCCCGCGCCGCTCGACTCTTCACCAACCACGTCCAGAGGAACGTAGACCCCCATCCCGAGCGCGGCGATGCCGCCTTCTTCTCGGTCGAGACCACGTCCTACGGCACCCTGTGGATCAAGGGCGAGACCGAGATGACCGGCCTGGGC